CCTGCTTGCTTGCGACTTTGGGATCAGGGCGCAGATCATTTGGGGTAAGTCGCAGTTTGTGATCGGCAGGGGCGACTATCACCCTCAACACGAGCCCTGCTGGTACGCCGTCCGCAAAAATAAGAAGGGCCACTATGACGGTGGGCGCAAGCAGTCGACGTTGTGGCAAATCGAGAAGCCCCGCAAATCCGAGACTGGCCATTCGACCCAGAAGCCGGTCGAGTGCATGAAGCGGCCTATTGAGAACAACAGCAGCCCAGGGCAGGCCATCTATGAGCCCTTCTCCGGTTCTGGCACGACGATTATTGCCGGGGAGATGACGGGGCGGAGTGTTTATGCGGTGGAGTTAAATCCGGCGTATGTTGATGTTGCCGTGCAGCGCTGGCAAGAATTTACGGGGCAAACAGCAACGCTTGAAGGCGATGGCCGCACGTTTGCGGAAATAAAGGGACAAAGGCATGGAGCCTAAAGAAAAGCGCCCCCGCGGTAGGCCGCCGCATGTTCCTACTGATCGTGACCGCAGGCAGGTTGAAGTCATGACCGGCTTGGGTCTTACGCAAGAGCAGATCGGCAAAATCTTGGGCGTGTCAGAAGATACTTTGCAGCGGCATTATGCTGATGAAATAGCAAACGGAGTTGCAAAGGCAAACGTTCAAGTCGCGCAAAATCTATTTAATATTGCGACAAGCCGAGATTCTGGCGCAGTAGCGGCAGCCATTTTTTGGATGAAGACACGCGGCAAGTGGCGGGAAACAAACCACCTCGTGCATTCGGGTGACGATAAGGAACCACCCATCAAGATCGACGCCAATCTGAAGGGCCTTTCTGATGCTGAGCTGGACCAGATGCAGAACCTGTTAGGGAAGGCGTCAGGTAAGACGGAATGAACGCTACGCTCAAGCCCGAGGTGCTGCTGGATGCTATCAAGCGCGAGCAAAAGCGCCGGGCTGCCTCTGCGTCATTGTATGAGTTTGTGCGGCAGGCTTGGCACGTTGTTGAGCCTGGGGTGCCTTTCATCCCGAGTTGGCACATTGAGGAAATCTGCGAGCATCTGGAGGCCATCACCGCCGGCGAGATCCGCAAGCTGCTGATCAACATTCCGCCGAGGCACAGCAAATCGACTATCGTCAGCGTGATGTGGCCAATGTGGGAGTGGTTGACCGACCCATCACACAAATACCTCTGCGCCAGCTACAGCGGTACCCTCTCTATCCGCGACAACCTGAAAGCGCGGCGCCTGATCCAATCGCCCTGGTACCAGGAACGCTGGGGGCATATGTTCAAGCTTGCCGGCGACCAGAACGCCAAGCAAAGATTTGAGAACGACAAGACCGGCTACCGGCTTGCCACGTCAGTCGGCGGCACAGCCACGGGCGAAGGCGGCAGCAGGCTGATCCTCGACGATCCGCACAGCGCCCAGGAAGCCCAGTCAGACGTGATCCGCGACTCGGCCCTGGAATGGTTTGATATGGTCTGGTCAACCCGGCTGAACGACCCCAAGAAAGACGCGATGGTGACCATCATGCAGCGCCTGCATGAGCGCGACATCAGCGGCCATATCCTTTCCGACATTGGCGGGTGGGAACATCTCATGATCCCGGCCGAGTGGGATGGGATCAGACGCAAGACCAGCCTGGGCCCCTACGATCCGAGGCAGCGCAAGGGCCAGCTGATCTGCCCGGAGCGATTTGGCGAGAAAGAAATCACCGAGCTGAAGCAGCTCCTGGGCAGCTACGGCACTTCAGGCCAGCTTCAGCAGGATCCGGTGCCGAGCGAAGGTGGCATCCTTAAAACCAAAGAGTTCCAGCTTTGGCCAGCCGATAGGGGGCTACCGCAGTTCGAGTATGTGTTGCAGTCCTACGATTGCGCCTTCACCGAGCGAACCTCGGGCGACCCCACCGCCTGCTCTGTCTGGGGGATATTCAGCCACAACAGCCAGCGCAACGCCATGCTGATTGACGCCTGGGACGAGCATCTGTCCTACCCCGAGTTGCGGTCCAGGGTGATCAAGGACTGGTCAACCGAGTATGGCGGCACTACGGTTAAGGATGGCCTTCGCACCGCCCGCCGGGCTGACCGGATCCTGGTGGAAGCCAAGGCCTCTGGGCAATCGCTGCTGCAGGATCTGCGTTTGGCCAAGGTGCCGGCCATTGGGTACAATCCCGGCAACGCAGACAAGATCAGCCGGGCGCATCAGGCCAGCCCCACGCTGGAGATGGGCTTCCTCTGGCTGCCTGAGAGCGGCAAGAACAGGGGCCAGCCCGTCAGCTGGGCGCAGGCGTTCCTGAAGCAGTTGGCCAAATTCCCCGTGGCCGAGCATGATGATTATGTGGACACGTTCAGCCAAGCCGTAATATACCTGAAAAACGAAGGGTGGTTCGATTTGCCCCAGGCCCGTGACCGGGACGAGCCAAAGCAGTTTAAGAGGGAGCGGATAAATCCGTACGCGGCATGACAGAAACCGCCCATCTTTACCGATTAACTTCGCCTTCCGGCAGGATGTATATTGGCATCGCCAAAAATGCCCGCAAGCGTTGGGTAGAGCATTCTTATGACGCTCGTTGCGGGTCTAGTTGCGCTCTTCATAAAGCTATTCGTAAATATGGCTTTGATAAATTTAAAAAAGAAATTTTGGTAACATCTACTTTTTCTTATGTTAAAGAGATGGAAGTAAAAGCTATTGCTGCGTATTCCACGATGGCTCCCGCTGGGTATAACATGACTGCGGGCGGTGATGGGATGATTGGGTATATTCTTACTGATGATGATAGATTAAATATGTCTTTAGCTCAAAAAGGTCGTAAACACTCTGAAGAATCAAAAAGGCTGCGATCTGAAAAACTAAAAGGGTTGCCTCTTTCGGAAGCCACAAGACAAAAATTGAAAGATGCGTGGTTGCGGCGAAAGGCTGAAAAACCCATGACTGTTGAGACTAAGCGTAAACTTAGTTTGGCCTCTACTGGTAAAAAGCACAGCGTTGAAACAAAAGCCAAGTTGTCCGCTATTCGCAAGGCTAACCCAATTAGGCGAAAGGTTTCAAAAAATGCCGTCTAAAAAGCCCATCTGGGAAAAGAGCCGACCCAAGGGCCTGGGGAAACCCAAGGGCCTGTCTGACGATCAGAAGGCTTCTGCGAAGGCCATGGCCAAGGCGGCCGGGCGCCCTTACCCGAACATGGTCGATAATATGCGGGCGGCGCACAAGAAATGACCAAGCGCGTTGATAAAGATGCCATGGCTTGCAACAAGCCGCATCGCACGCCAAGCCACCCCACCAAGTCGCACGTCGTGAAGGCATGCTATGACGGCAAAGAGAAAGTCATTCGCTTTGGCGAGCAGGGTTCCAAGACCGCCGGCAAGCCCAAGGAAGGCGAATCGGAACGAATGAAGACCAAGCGCGCATCGTTTAAGGCGCGGCATTCTGCCAACATCGCCAAGGGGCCCAGCAGCGCGGCCTATTGGGCCAACAAGGTGAAGTGGTAATGGCCGGACCCCTCCCGCTCCCGCCCCGCCCGCCCCTGGATATTATGCGTGAGCTGGAGCGCCCGGTGCGCCGCCCCCGCATGCAAGAGTTTGACTTGCCTGCTGCCTTAGCGGCCGAGCAGCGCAGGTCTGCAAGCCGCCAGTCTCTGCCGCTGCCTCCCATTCCTCCGGCTGTGGCACCTCCCCGAACAGCCGGGGATAGCGCAGAGGCTGGCCCCCCTCGTGTATTCCCCGGCGAGACTGCCGGCGATGCCGTGCCGCCGCGCATTGGCTCAGTGTTACCTACCGACAATCCTTGGGTGTCCGAGGCCATCAAGCTGGCGGAGAAGTATAACCTGCCGCGCGACGTGTTTCTGTCGCTGGTCTACCAAGAGAGTAAATTCAACCCGGAGGCCCGCAGCCGCCGGGGCGCCTATGGCTTGGCGCAGCTGATGCCCGGCACCGCAGCGGATCTGCGTGCTGACCGCTATGATCCGGCGCAGAACCTTGATGCCGGCGCCCGGTATCTGCGCCAGCAGATTGACCGCTTTGGCAGCCTGCCGCTGGCCTTGGCCGCCTACAATGCCGGGCCCAACAGGGTTGCCCAGGCCGGCAATCAGATCCCACGCATTACTGAAACGCAAGATTACGTTAAGAATATCATGAGGCGTGCTGGCGTTGAGGGCTACGCCGAGGGCGGCCTTGCTGAGTTGGATCAGAAGTAT